GTTACAAAACCATTTGTTGCCGCGTTCACATAGTTCGTCGTCGCCAATCCGCTTATGATGGCCGCTGTTACAAAACCATTTGTTGCCGCGTTCACATAGTTCGTCGTCGCCAATCCGCTTATGATGGCCGCTGTTACAAAACCGTTCGTTGTGGGGATGGCCGGTTGATTGGTGACATTGTTGTAGTTGAGATTGTTGCTTGAGGTCAAGTAAGTCCCAACTGGCTGATAAGTAGCCGCTGCGGTTGCGGCAGGCAACAGGCCATTCGTGTATTGCTTTGCATTGGTGTAATCGTTGATCGGAGCAACATAAGCTGACCAAGACGAGGAATTAGTCGTCAGTGCGCCATACGAAGCGAGACTGGTTGCATTTAAGTTTGTCACATTGACATTGTTCGTGCCGGTCGCCGTCAATGAAACCGTGATGCCCGATGCAGACGAATAAGATGCAACGACGATGCCTTGGCCGTTTTGAATTCGCGTGACAACATTGCTTCCAAAAGCCGTGATGTTGTTTGTAGCTGATGGGGTCAAGTAGCTGGACGGATTGTTTGAATAAACCGCGTTGGCTTCATTTGTAACCGCCGTCAATGAAGCAAGTCCGCTTATGATGGCCGCTGTTACAAAACCATTTGTTGCCGCGTTCACATAGTTGGTTGAAGCAAGGCCATTGGTCACGGAAGCTGTTACCAGCCCGTTTGTTGCGGTATTGAACGCGGCGATTTCGTTTGTGACGAGCGCATTGGTCGCCACTACAAGCTGGTTACTGGTCACAAGATTCGCCGGAAGGTTGGTTGCGGCGTAATTCGTCGCCTGACTGTATAAGTAAGCCGCCGCGCCGTTGGTGTCCGCATAATTAGCGTAGTTGTTCGTGTCCAGACCGCCAGCGGCTTCGATGACTCCCGGTGAAAGCGATGCGGTGATGCTGCCTTGAATTGCGCCCGTAGCGATATTCGTCGCCAGATTCAGCGCGTCGTAAGGGTCGTTCGTGGTGAACGGGTTGTAATAAAACTGTGTCGCGCCAAGCCGAAGGCCGAGCAGCAACGCCGCCGTTATGAGAAACTTTTTCATAGCCAAGTTTGTGTGATGGGATTCCAGTTATACACCGTCAGGGTGTCCAAGTCGTAATAAATGCCAGCCCCATTCGCCGGTTTCTGTGTTAGCGGAACTCCATGCCCCGAAATGTAGTCCGAACCGAGCGAAGTTGCAATCACACCGCTGCCGATTGCGGTTGTATCGCTACCCCAATAACCCGCCGGATTCCAGAAATACAACGCCCTGTTTGTGTAATCGAAATATGTCCCCGCGTTGTTGGCGGGCGTCGGCGTGGCGACGGTCGGCGCACCTGAACCGGCAAACGCCTGCCGCCCGGTGCAGATCACAAACGATCCCGTGGGCGTGATTCCGGTGTCCCATTGCGTTCCGAGCCACAGATAAAATTCTTCATCAAGGACATCCCAATAAATACCCGCCAAGTTTCCTGGGTTTTGGGTTGTCGGCGCGCCCGACGCGGCGAACATCTGTTTCAACAGCACGGCTGGCGGTGTAGGTGGCGTAGGCGGAATGGGAATGATTGGTCTGGCAAATTCCGATTGCGGCACAACCGAGGCTTTTTCGGCCAAGCCCATAAAATTACACGAGCCAACCACCGTCACCCGAACTTGAAAATCATATCCATCACGATATTGAGTGCCGGAAACCGACGCGCCGCCGATTGGATTGCCAAGCCCCATCCTGACGGCATAAGGGACATTGCCTTTGGTGTTGTCCACGCTCCACGAATACCACGGATGCCACAACGTATCGTAATCCGGCCTGAATTCGACCATGAACCCGACTTGTCCGATGATGTTCTGGACATAAACTTCTCCGTCTTCCAACCGCAATAAATCGTATTCACCCGCGCTTTCATTCCGGCCAAAAAGCACCGAGGATTCAAACTGCCATGTCGTCGTTGTTGTGCCGGTAATGTCCTGACCGTCGGCCGTCATCAACAATTCCGAAAAACCGATGGTTGTCCCGTTTGATGTGAATGAAAAACAGCGAACTTTGTTCCCGAAAATTCCCGTCATCCATTGCAAGGTGTTCAATCCTGTCCATTCCCCCTCCCAAACTGCCGGAGATTTGTTTTGCAAATTGCTGACCGCATCAAGATTCATCACCGCAGCATTTTGAAAATATGCGCCGTTGATTCCGCTGACGGGCGAACAGCCAAAGATGACGCGGTTATCAAATTGTATTGCCGAACAGAAATTGATCAGGCTCGGATTATCACTATCGAGTGCCAAGTGAACTTCCTGACTGCATGGTGTGCTGTTCCATTTGTAAAAGTCCAATGAAGCAATGGTCATGGAACGGATACCATCAGGCGCGCGAAACAGGATGTCGCCGTTCACCGGAATTGTTGACCACTGCGATAATCCGCCAGCGCCAATAAGCGACACTGTGACAATCGGAGTTGTCAGACTTGGCCATGTAGTCATGTCCGCCGGGGCACTGACGCTGAAAACGCTTTGCGTCGTAAAAACTTGAAGCGGCCCCTGCCCAAGCTGGACATTCATCGTTGGGGCGACAACCAACGCCCTGATTGTGCCGTAGTTTCCGGGGATGCTAAACGTGCCGCCGTTGGACAGAAGCGTGTTCTGCATCGTGTAGAGGATGGCATCGAGAAAACCGTTTGCCGCCGTCCCGCTGGAACTACCAACCGCATCACCCGCAACAAACTGAGTGCCGTTGGGAAGCGATGTCCAGATTCGTCCCTGACAATATGTCCACGCCTTGCCGCAGGGTATTCCGATTACAGTTTGAACGACGACATTTTGCAACACAATTCCGGCGACGACTGAATTGTTTGTCAGGTAATAGGTCGTAGCAGTAGATGGTGAATCAATAGTGCATTGCAAATTAGCCGCTGGACTGGTTGTGTTACTGCCGACAAAAACAGTCGCTCCCTGTGTTGAAGTGGTCGGATAAGACGCACCTCCTGAAAGCACAACCGCCAATGCTGTATTCGGAAAGCTGTAAGTTAATCCTGTCCCGCCAATGGTTCCAATCGGAGCGTAGCTGACAACCGGCACTGTGGCTTGCGTCTGGTATTGAAGCGTGATGGCGGTGATTTGAGAATTACTTCCGTAGGGGTCGGATGGAAGCGGGATGGTGAAACTGCCCGCCGCAATCATGGACGGCGTGATGGAATTGGAAGTCACTTGCGCTGTTTGCCCTGTGGGTTGTAGGGGACTACCATAGGGTGAACCCACCACAGCAGCCCACTGTGCGACTGTTGCGACTGCCACCAATGAGCCGGACACAAATCCGGTTGTATTTTGAGCATTGTTGGCATCGGCGGTATTAACGGTCGGGTTTGGAGAATACGCAATCGGATAACTCCCGCCGATATTTATAGTCGGATTGCTTATTGGGTAATTTGAATTTTGGAGAAAAATCGTGTCCCCGGTTTTAACAGTTCCCGTTGCCGCCGAAGAAAGCAACGCCCCGCCGGTCATTGGCGGAACAATCGTAAGTGCCATTTGTCCGATGTATTGCCCCCCGGCATAGGCAGGCGTAACAGGACTTATCCCCACCGCAATACCCCCCGATGGCGCATAAAGGGCAACCGGAATGTTGAAGAACTTCGGGTCAATAGTTGTGATGTCCGTCGTAACTGTTGCTACAATGACACCGCCAGAAACAGGAGCTACAAGCGCGGTTCCATTCGAGAATGTTCCAACGACTTGTTGCAGCGAATACGAGCGGAAAGATTTGTTGCCGTCAAACACAAGCGGGTTTGGCGTTGTCCCATCCTGCACGATGAGATAATTTTCCGCTTGGTCAAGCCACGCTTGCGGCGCGGTCGCCGAGTTCAAATCAGGAACGCCCGCACTTATGATTGGCGTGTATTCCTTAACCGCAATCATTCCTGGTGAAGCAACGTAAGCTCCTGCAATGCTGACCGAGAAATCCGGCGTGAATCCGAACAACCGTCCGCTGATGAGCGCAAAGAATGTCGGGCCGGGAAGAATTGAACTTGCGTGGGGTTGATACGCCTGTGGTGTTGCCCCTTGAAAAACACCGTTTTGAACGAAGTAGGAAACTGCCGCACTTCCACCGATGACCGGAATCCCGCCATCCGAGAAATTGTAGGAAAGGATTTTTGGCATCGGGCCGATAAAACCGCCGCGAACCGTTGAGTTCACCGCCCACGCGAGCTTGTCTTTCTTGAGCAGGTGCGGGTCAACCCCGCCGTCAATGCCGCCCAAAAAGTTGCCGAGAAAATCTTTCAGAAATACAGACTTTGTTGCGCCTCTAGCCATCAATTCATATAACTACGCCTTGTTTTACGAATTCGCAAGATGTATTGTTGGCTCATGCTCAAATACGGATTTGATTTGGACAACAACCTTGACCCGCTTGCCATTGAGCTTTCTGTTTTAGCTCAATCTGATGCATCCCTAAAATATCACGGGACAAACCGGCTTCAGCATTATCTTAATGCCCACAAATTGCTCTGGCCGGAAGATGACCAACATCGCTGGTTCGTGCAAGGAATGAAAGCCATCGTTGAAAATAAGGTGAGTGTATTTCTTGGATCGGCCAGTTGTGTTTCGGGTGACACCCGAATTTTGAATCCTCTAACCGGAGAACAACCGACAATACGAGAACTTTACGAAAAACAAATCGCTCCAACGGTGCTGACACTAGCGGGAGCAGCACAAGCGGGCATCCCCTTCATTAAAGGTGAAGAAGATTTATACGAAGTCGTTTTGGAAAACGGACAACGATTCAAGGCGACTGCATCTCACCGCGTCTTAGCCACAAATGGGGACTTTTGCCACGTCTCAAATCTCCGGTTCGGTTCCCTGATTCTTTCATACGAGCAAAACCTTCAGGACTCCAATTCGGAACACAACCCTTTAACTCTTGTGCTAAATGTTCCCGATTCTCTGAAAAAAGTTGCAAGTTTTCAGGAGAATTATTCTGCTTGTTCTTGTCCCGATGATGAACGACTTCTTCCGGCAGCAAAAAACGGCCAATCATCTTTTCCATCACAAGACGATGCTCTAAAATATAAGGCGTATGCTTCCGGCGGTGGGGATGATCAGGACAATACACCGTCGCATAACCGTCCTTGTCGATTATTCTACCTCCCTTCCAAGCGTAGTGGCGTTCAGCCTTTTTGCTCGTCAAAAAATCTCGCGTCACGCCATGCTCGCGCAAAAACCTTTTTACATGACGCCCCCCAGTTCCAATCCGACGACCAATTTCATCCAAACTTGAACCGGACTGTTCCATTTCAAAAACCAACTTCTGATTTTTATGGCACGCACTATTTGGATGAAGTTTTGTTTTCGGGAATTTCTCACCAGCAGCCTTTAAAACATTCCGAGTCGCTGCAATCTTCATGTTTGACAGTCGAGCGGTCACAACCAAATCTCTGTTCAGATGAAGAAAAAGAGACAAAATTCGAGAATCCCTTTTCGCGTTCCGTTTGTAATAATGAGTCATATCGTTTCAAGGTATCACAATCGCGGGTGGTGTCAATAACTAAATCCCACAAAGAAACATTCTATGATTTGTGTGTTCCAAACGTGCATCATTATTTTGCGGAGGGAGCAATCCATCACAATTCGGGAAAAACTTATCTGATGGCCGCTCATTGCCTGATAACTTTTTGGGCTTTCCCATTCACATCGTTTGCGCTGGTTTCCTCGACGGATATGCGGAGTCTTGACCAGAAAATCTGGGGAAGGGGAATCAAGTGGCTTTTCAATCGTGCGCGGGAGCGCTACGGCTGGCTGGACGGCTACCTGCTCGAATCCGCAAGGGCGATTGTCCCGGACAAAATTGACGATGAAGGCCAATTCGCTCGACTGCTCTCTCGCGGCATAGCTTGCGTTCCTTGTATTTCAGGCGGCCGCTTCGTTGGCATGGGAAAATATCAGGGTGTTAAAGCCCCTAGCTCGCCCGGAAAGCACGATGGACTGTTGACTCATTACGGAGATGAATCCGCTGTTATGGAAACCAGCTATCTCGACGCATACACAAACTGGACTGTGGATGATAATTTCAAGGGCGTCCAATCTGGCAACCCGACTGACATCTCCGACCCCCTTTGCACCGCCGCCGAACCGATTGGCGGTTGGGACTCATTCATTGACAATGGTAAAACTCAAGAGTGGACTTCGCGTTGGCATGATGCCCATGTCGTTGCGTTCGATGGCAGGGACACCCCAAACAATGACCAGTCGGAAACAAAATATCATTTCCTGATTTCAAAACCGTTTATCGAAGGGCTGCGAAAAACTTATGGCGACGATTCATGGCAGCTTTATCAGCAGGGCATCGGCAAACCGTCAAAGGGGATGGTTTCAAATCGCGTCATCACCATCGGTCTTTGCGAACAGCATCACGCATTTGATTCTGTTGTCTGGAAGGGAACGCCGCGAACGAAACTCTACGCTTTAGACCCGGCGTATGGCGGTGGCGACCGTTGCGTTGGTGGCGAGTGCGAATATGGTGAGGACAAGGACGGCAACATTATTTTCTCGGTAGGCACACCGGAAATAATTCCAATCCGACTGAACTCATCGCTCGATGCCGAAGGACAAATAGCGGAGTTCATCAAACAGCAATCCGACCGGCTCGGTATTCCACCAAAAAACATTTTCTACGATTCATTTGGGCGCGGCACACTCGGATCGTCCTTCGCAAAGCAGTTCGGTTTTAACTGCCCAATTCCTGTGGACTCCGGCGCGCGCCCAACTGACAGGCCGGTGCGATTCGATTTATTTGTGGACGATGGAAAGAATGGAAAACGGCTGAAACGGTGCGATGAACAATACCAAAAGTTCGTAACCGAATTGTGGTATTCGATGCGAGAAGCCATTGAGTCAGATCAAGTGCGGTCTTTGCCGATGGAAGTCGCCCAAGAAGGCCAGTGCAGATTGTTCAAAACTGTTGCCGGAAACAAAATCGAAGTCGAACCAAAAGAGGACATGAAGGAACGGTTAAAGAAATCTCCCGACCTGATGGACTGGTGTTGCGTAGCCCTTGAAGGTGCTAGGCAACTTGGCTTCCAGATTCAGCGCATTGGCCGGAACGTGAAATCCACAGCCAACGAGGAAGATTATTTTACAAAAGAATCGGAAGAATGGAATAACGCTATCAAGGCCGGACTTTTGAAACATTGACAAAAATTTAATTTCTGATAATCTATGCTTAATGGATTAGGACTGGTCAACAAGTTTTTCTGATTTGAGTTGTGTATATCTTAAAATCCTATAACAATCCTCTGCCGAACAATTATGTTTATGAACAGACTGAAGGCGTCCGTCACCGTTTCGGAGCAAACCCAATCATCGAAGAAGTCGTTAAGGCTGTCAGTTCATTTCGAATCGCCAACAATCTTCCCCGTTCCAGTCTGTGTGAGTGCCTCGAAGACGTTGACCGCTTTAACTGCGCCGTTCGACAAAATGACGAACGATTCTGCTGGAATTGCTCTGAACCTTTTGATCGCGTCCACCAAAATCACCACTTCATTAAACAAAATTGTGCAGGCTGCGGAACGCCTGTAAAAACAGATTAAATTTTATGCCCCAGACCGCCGAATACTGGAAATTGTATAGGCAGCGAAACAAAGAGAAGATACGCGCACACAACAAAAACTACTATCTAAAAAACAAAGATCACGTTTTAAGCACGGGGAAGATTTGGCGTAACAATAACCGTGAAAAAATGGCGGAACTTAACAAGGCGTGGAAAGCGCGGCATCCAGAAAAGAAGAAGATTTGGTCGGAACGGTCAAAGATTTGGAGGAAAAAAAATCCCGAAAAGGTGAAGGCAACGAAGTTGAGGTATTATTATCGCCACAGAGAACGTGACCGAGAAAGACTTCGCCCCAAAAGACGAGCTTACTACCAAAGGCCAGAAGTCAAAAAGAGAATTGCAGAGCAATCAAAAGCGTGGCATAAAAATAATCCAGAAAAAGTGCGAGAGAAATCGAAGCGTTGGGCTTTGAAAAACAGGCACAAGATACGCATTTATGCTGCCAGCGGAACTCAAAAACGTCGCGCTTTCAAACTCGGTAACACAATAAACCCTGTTGCGATAAATAAATTTGTAAGGGGGATTCGAGCAACAAAACAAGTTGCCTGCTACTATTGTAAAAATAAAACCGCTGGCAAAACTGCTCACATAGACCATATTGTTCCATTGAGCAAAGGCGGCGCACACAGTGTAACAAATCTTTGTGCGAGTTGCCCTAGTTGCAATCAACATAAACACGACAAGCTGATTCAGGATTGGATGAGGCTTGGGCAACAAGTATTGGCACTATGAATTTCAGCACGCCAGAAAAAGTTTTAGAAACGATTAGGAGCGGCGATGACGCCGAGTTGAAACGCGGTCGTAACAGAGTCCTTATCAACCGTGCTGCCAATAACGAACCTCTTTTAGATGAAGATGAGGCCAAGCGGGTCGGCATGGAAATAAATATCCGGTGGGGCGAGTTCATGGGTGCGCTCTCCCATGCACGCCGACAATACATCACAAACTTCTGTTCACAAGACAATTATTTTACCGTGTCCGTCCCCAAAGCACCGGAAGAAGTGCGATCTGATTGGGGCGATTTCATCACCGAATTCATCAATGACGTGATGAAGGAGGGCGAGCATGAATTGGAATACTTTGAAGTGCATCGCTCCAAATGGTCGGGGGTCGTCAGTCACGGCATAGGCCCTATAATGTGGGAGGACACTTACAACTGGCTTCCGCGATACGTTGCCATTGAGGACTTGCGCGTTCCCACCGACACTGAGCTTTCATTCCGCAACCTCACTTGGTTTGCCGTTCGTATTCCCTACACACCGGGCGA